GGCACGTAATAAACAATTGATTGATTTATCAGAAATTCCACAATCTCTTGTAAAAACTATTATAAGTAGATATGAAGAAGTTAAACCAGCAACCAAACAGCAGTTTATGAATTATATGATTGCGAACAGGTTGGTAAATTTACTTGAGGCACTTGATGAATTCTAAATTATTTTCTGAGATTCTAGATGATTTTAAGTTGGCATCTACAAAGGCAGAACGATTAGATGTATTACGGAAGAATGATAGTGAAAGATTCCGTGAGTTCTTAGTTTTAGCATTTATGAAAGATATTCAATTTGATGTAGAGATACCCGATTATAGACCATCAAAAGATCCAGCAGGTCTGAATTACATGTATCTACAAAATGAAGTAAGAAAACTATATCGGTTTATTAAAGGTCACCCGCAACAAGCACCCGGACTTGTAGGTAAAAAACAAAGTAATTTATTAATGCAGGTACTAGAATCTTTATATAAAGATGAAGCAGAATTACTTGTTAATCTATTTAAGAAAGATTTAAAAGTTCCTTTCTTAACCGCAAAACTAATTAAAGAAGCATACCCAAATATAAACATTCAGGATTGATTATGCAGAAAGTTATTGTTATTGTTTCCGGTGGATTTGATCCTATTCATAGTGGTCATATTTCTATGTTTAGTGAAGCGAAGGAGTTAGGTGATCATTTAATTGTAGGTATTAATTCTGATGCATGGTTAGAACGAAAGAAAGGTAAATCATTTTTACCTTTCGATGAACGCCATGCAATTGTAAGTAATATGAAAATGGTTGATGAAGTAATTGTATTTAATGATAATGATAATACTGCATGTGACCTATTAAGAAAAGCAAGGATTAAATATCCCGATGATGTAATTATTTTTGCAAATGGTGGTGATAGAACAGAAAAAAATATACCAGAGATGAATATTGAAGGTATTAATTTTGAATTTGGTATTGGTGGTAATTATAAAAAGAATTCATCAAGTGTTATATTACAAGATTGGCAACAACCAAAGACAACACGACCATGGGGTTACTATCGTGTATTATATGATATTGAAGGAACTAAAGTAAAAGAACTTACTATTAATCCTAAATCTAGTTTATCAATACAGAGACATAAACATCGTGCCGAGTATTGGCATATTGCAGAAGGTTGTGCAGTAGTCAATACTATGTTAGATTCTGATTATAAAATGCCAGCACAAACTTTATATAAACATAGTAATATAAAGATACCAGTTGGTGGATGGCACCAATTAACAAACCCATTTGATGAACCATGTAAGATTATTGAAATACAATATGGTATCAAATGTATTGAAGAGGACATTGAGAGAAAATGAAAGTTGCAGTAGTTACTCCAACAATTGGTTCCGCACATCTTAAACAATGTGTTGAATCTATAGAAAATCAATCTTATAAAGATATTGTCCATTACATTTTTGTAGATGGATATGCACATAGAAAAAATGTATTTGATACGTGTATTGAGAGTTCTACCACTAAGTTTGTTGTATTAGAAGATAACGTAGGACAAGGTTGGTATGGACACCGTGTCTATGCCGCATGTTCATTTTTAGTTAATGCAGATGTTATCTGTTATCTAGATGAAGATAACTGGTTTGAACCTAATCATGTTCAATCATTAGTTGATGTTTTGAATGAAGGTAATGATTGGGCATATTCACTAAGAAAAATCTATGATAAAGATGGCAACTATTTGTGTGAAGATAATTGTGAATCATTAGGTAAATGGCCAGTGTATTTTGATGATAATGTAAATCATATTGATACATCTAGTTTTGCCATTCGTAGAGATGTTGCTGTTAAAGTTGGACATGCATGGTATGGTCAATGGGGTGCAGATAGAAAGTTTTTTAGTGCATTGAAACATCACTTCCCAAAGTATGAATGTAATAATGAACATACAATGAGTTATAGATTAGATGGTAATCCTAATTCAGTAACACAAGATTTTTTTGATAAGGGTAATAGTATACAAAATGAAAAGTATAAAGGTGAGTTTCCATGGAAAGTAAAAGAGCGCTTATTACAGGTGGCGCCGGGTATTTGGGTAGTCATTTAAGTAAAGCACTTAAGAAAGCAGGATGGCATGTTGTTATATTTGATTTAGTGCCACCAGCACATAGGTATTACGATTATTGGTGTCATGGTAACATATGCGATAACAATGATTTATTTACATTATTTGATTCATATCAATTTGATACTGTATTTCATCTTGCGGGTAGAATTGAAGTTGGTGAATCAATGAAACATCCAACTGAGTTTTGGTATAATAATGTTGCTGGCACTGCAAACTTATTAAGACGTATGGAATCATCTAATACCAATAAGATTATATTCAGTTCTACTGCTGCAGTATATGAACCAAAACTTCTTGGTTCGTGGAACAAATATATGATACATGAACATCATCCACTTACTAATAATAATTCTGTTTATGGTAATACTAAATTGGCATGTGAACAGATGATTAAAGATTCTGGAATGAAATATGGTATATTCAGATACTTTAATCTTGCGGGTGCTGATCCTGATGGTGAAATGGGTGAAAACCATAAACCAGAAACACATTTGATACCTAACATTCTAGAAAATCTAAATAATGTTATCGTATATGGAGATGATTATAATACAAAAGATGGAACGTGTGTTAGAGATTATGTTCATGTATCAGATGTAGCAGATGCTCATGTGACTGCATCATCATACATTGACAATAAATCATTTATATTAAATTTAGGTAATGGAACAGGATATTCAGTATTAGAAATCATTGAGTATATTAAAAAATGTGGAGTTAATGTTAAATATACATTTGGTAAAAGACGTTCTGGTGATCCAGATATTCTTATTGCTGATAGTTCATTAGCAAAACAAAAACAGATTTTTAATCCTAAGCACGATATTGAATCAATTATTAATACGGCATTTTATTGGCATATTTGTAAAAGGGAAGAGGAAGTAATATGATAGCAGGTGGTAAGAAGTTTGAGAAGTTGAACAAATCTAAAATGCGTAAACATGAAGATGGTAAAGATACTTTCAAACAGTTCAGAAAAAAACATAAAGACAAAACCGCATATCGGTTATTAAAACAGGAAAAGAATAATGACTACTGAAGAGATACAAGAAAGAATTAGATTACTTCAGGTACAATTAACATATACTCATAGGGAAACTGAGATAATCTCAATGGAATTAGACAGATTAAAGCGCCAGTTATCTGAAAATAATCAAGGAAATAGTCAAGTTTTACTCAAAGGATAAGTGACTGTTTTATAAGGGTTATTTTTTATAGCTTGACATTTGATACCAATCATGATATAATGGTATTTGAAATGAGAAAGGATACATTATGATTTTACATTTGAACCAAAAGTCTAAGAAAAGACGCAAGCCTAAAAAAGTTGTGGCACAATATCAAGAGTGGTTGACTAGTGTTAAAAATACTAGTTCAAGTTTTTCTGGTAAAAAGAATATTAAATCTGTAATGCCTTTAAAACAACCGGAGCCATTTCGGCGTGAGACACCAGTATATAAGAGTTTACCTTTCACTGGTGATGCTTGTATTCGCAAAGCCGATAAGTTTTATACTGGTGATAAAATGCTAGGCATCGGTACTTTACATAAATCTAATGCGGTACCAATTTTTAGTAAAGAAGATGCTAAAGATCAGGCAAACATGAGGCGATAATGCTTGACATTTGGTGTAGGTGTAGTATAATGTTTGAACAGTGTAGTTATTTTTAATTTGATAGGAGTTTATTATGAAAAAAGCAAATGGTTATCAGAAGTTTTTGTTGGTGATGCAAACTGGTGAAGTATTTACCAAAACACAATTAAATGATTTGTTGGGCAATCAAATTCATATGTACCGAATTTCCAACTATTTGTTAGATTGTAAGTTGTTTGCTAATGCAGTTATTAAGACTATTAAAGATGGTCGCAAAGCAGTTGCATATCAAATCGTGAATCCTGAAGTAGTTCAGGCATATCTAAAACAAGTTGGTCTTATCGGTGGTACAAAATCTAAAGTTGCTAATCTAAAAGATTTGACTGCTGAAGAAGTAAACCAACAAGTAACTGAACAAGTTGCTTAATATCAACAATGGGAGACTAGTTCTCCCTATTTTAGATGAAATAAAAAATGTATAATAAGATTACTGAAATTAATGAGCGCAAGCGTGTATTTGATGCTAAAAGTCAAAAAGATTTAGAAGAATTCAAATACTATATGGTAAACAAACGATGGCGTGATTTGTGTCCATTTCAATCTCGTTGGCCATATCTTAGTGTAGTTGATATGATTAAAGATGATATTGTATTATCAGTATTAGACCAACCAAATACAATTACCTATAAAAGATATAATTTTGATGGATTAAATAATGTTATGAAGAAAAAATTATCGTGAACATATTTTATTTGTCAAATATCCCACAAGAATGTGCCAAATTTCATGTGGATCGTCATGTAACCAAAATGGTTTTAGAATATGCTCAATTACTTTCTACTGCCCATCGTTATCTTGACGGCACTCAATCTGTTGGTGCATCTAAAACTGGTAGAAAACAAACAAGGTATGTTTTACCTGACCAACGTGAGAGTATTCTTTATAGTGCTACTCACCTTAATCATCCTTCCGCTATTTGGGTAAGACAATCTATTCCTAATTACATTTGGCTTGCAGAGTTACTTGAGATGCTTTGTATTGAATACACTTATCGTTATGGTAAAATTCATAAAGTTGAATCTAGTGGATTAATGCAGACTCTTAAAAATAGGTTTCCAGAGAATATTCCATCAGGTAAATGGTCTGAACCTACACCTGCAATGCCTGATGATGTTAAAGTTGAAAACGATTCTATTAGTTCATATCGCAATTACTATATAAAGAACAAGACACACTTAGCAAAGTGGAAAAATAGAAACGTACCGGAGTGGTTTAATGCCAACATATAATTTTTTAGATACTGTAACGGGTGAAGAGTTTGAAACATTTATGAAGATATCAGAAAGAGAAGAATATCTAAATCTAAATCCTCATATTCAAACGATTATTTCTGCACCAATGATTGTATCTGGTGTATCAGTATCAAAAGCAAATAGAGTACCAGATGGTTTTAAAGAAGTATTATCTAAAGTTGCAGAAGCACATCCTAATAGTGCAGTAGGTGAACGCCATGGTAAAAAATCAATTCAGAAAGTAAAGACTGATAGAATTGTTAAAGAGCATGTGGATAGAATCACTAAACGAATCGGAGTTGCATGAGTTTTAGTTTTGTTAAGTTGCCAGAATTAGATTTTGAATTGGAATCAGAGACATTATCTAGTGGTAGATATTATACAACACCTAAAGGTAAATATGCATCTATCACTACTGTGTTATCACATTTTGGTAATAAAGAAGCATTAAAGGAATGGCGTAATAGAGTAGGTGAAGAACAAGCAAATAAAATAACACATCAGGCAGCATCACGTGGTACTGCAATGCATACTGTATGTGAAGATTTGTTGAATGGTAAAGTTAATTCATTTTATATGATGAAGTTAATGCCGCATATAAAAGAATTATTTTTGCAGGTAAAACCTATTATAACAGATAAAGTTAATAATGTATATGCAATAGAACAACCATTGTTTAGTAATCATTTAAAGGTTGCTGGTCGTGTAGATTGTATTGCAGAGTATGATGGCAAGTTATCAATTATAGATTATAAGACATCTACTAGAGAAAAAAGAGAAGATTGGATTGAAAATTATTTTCTTCAATGTACCGCATATGCGATTATGTTTGAAGAGATAACAGGCAAGAAAGTGGAACAAATAGTGGTAATGATTGCCTGTGAAACGGGGTTTGCCCAAGTATTCATCAAAAAACCTGATGATTATAAGGAAAAACTAGAGGAATATGTCAAAAAGTATTACTTGACATGTAATGAAGTATGATGTATAATAAATACATAAAGTCATTTCATTTTTTGACTGTATTAAAGGTAGTTAAACAAAACAAAGAGGAGTTATTATGAAGAAGTCTATTCTAGCAGTTTCATTGATGGCAGTTATTGGTTCAGCACAAAGCGTAGAAGTAGGTGTTAATGTAACTAAAGATTATAGTGGTACAGATCGTAATAGTCAAGGTATTACCGTTGGTCAAAAATTTGGTAGTGTTACTGCTACTTTAGGTTATGACCAGTTTACTAAAGGCAAAAACAATCAGGATCGTTATAGTTTAGTTAGTGCTTATGATGTTGCCAAAGTTGGTCCAGTTCAAGTTTCAGTTAAAGCTGGTGCCGCAATGCTTGATAATCAAACTGGTAAAGATGGATATGCTGTAACAGGTGGTGTTGGTTTATCTTATCCTATTGTTAAGAATGTTGCCGCAACAGTTGATTATCGTTATCAGATTGGTCAAAGTCGTGTATCGTCATTTGATGGTAATTCAATCGGTGCAGGTGTTAAAGTATCCTTCTAATAGGATATTTAATAGAATTGTTGTATGAAGTGAAGTAAAAGGTGTTCTGGACGGGGGTGCGAATCCCCCCCGGTCCACCATAAGGGCATATGTTAAATCTCTGTCGATTATAAATAATTATAAATAAGTAACAATCGACAGGAGAAAACAAATGAAACACAAACACCATATAATACCTAAACATATGGGCGGTACTGATAGTAAAGACAATTTAGTGGAATTAACTGTTGAGGAACACGCTTTAGCACATAAAGAATTGTGGGAAAAACATGGATTACATGAAGATTATTTGGCTTGGCAAGGATTAGCAGGGTTAATGTCCAAAGAAGAATTAGTCAAAGAACTATTGAGTATCGCAGGAAGAAAAGGTGCTAGAAAATCCAACATGAAACAATGGGGTGTTGGAAGTTATGATGATGGAATTCCTTTTTGGAAAAGAAAATCATTATATGCACCTGATGTTGATGGTAGAAAAGTTAGAGCAAAAAGATTTTGGTTTAACAATGGTGAAAAAGAAGGACAATTTTCTTTGGATAATCATCCTGAAAATTGGACTAGAGGTAGATTACGTTCAGTTATGAATAAAGTTAATCCTCATGTGTCTTTATGATGGGCCGGATTTAGTTTCGACAGGACAATGAGTAACGAAACAGACAACACGACACAGATAGTCGTTAAAAGTAAAATCTTTAAATGCAAACGAAAGCGTTTATCAATTAGCAGCCTAACGGCTACTTAGGGTTTCGATGGGTTTCCTCGTAACAGAATAACCCATCACAATCATAGGGAGAGAACAATGCGAATACCATTAACCATAATGGGTATCTGTGTGGCATTTTCTGTTGTTGTATTATCAGTTAATGTGCCAAATACTTATTTCTTACCGATCAATGTCTCATATAAAAGTTTAACTGATCCTGTTAAAAAACAAGTTGATTGTTTAGCAGAGAATATTTACTTTGAAGCGGGACATGAACCGGATGTTGGTAAGGTAGCAGTAGCACTTGTAACTTTGAATCGTGTAGCATCTGGTAAATATGCACCAACAATTTGTAGTGTAGTTCACCAGAAATCAAATAACGTATGCCAATTTTCATGGGTTTGTGAACAGGCAAACTTAAATAAAGCATTGACAATTAGAGATACTTTATTGTATAATAGTATACGTGAAATAGCAGTAAGAGTATTAATGAATTATGAATTTATAGATGATGTGACTGAAGGTGCAACATACTATCATGCAGATTATGTAAATCCAGGTTGGAACTTACCTAAGACTACAAAGATAGGTAGACACATTTTTTATAAGAAGCAGAGTGATTTGAATGATTTAACAAAGGAGATAAAATTATGATTAACGATATGGATTGGTTTTCAGCAACAATGTTTGGTATGATTTTCACTGCAGTAGTAGCAGTAACATTATACATGATTAATGATAGAAACTTGATGTCAAAGAATATTGAACAAGCAATTTCAAAAGGTGTAGATCCACTTTCAGTTAAGTGTGCATATACAACTACACCAGATGCAATTTGTATTACCTATGCAATGAAAAAATAAAGGAGAGTATATTATGGCAGTTGCACAATTGAGTATTAATATGATTAGTAATCCAGCAGACCAACAGAAATTACTTGGCGTATTACGTGAGTGTTCTGGATCAATGACACGTATGGAAGGTGAAAAAGATTTAATTAAAAATGCAGTTGCAGATATCTGTAGTCAATTAAATCTACCCAAGAAAATTGTTAATCGTATGGTAAAAGTTTATCATAAACAAAATTATGATGAAGAAGTTGCTGTGCATGAACAGTTTGAAACATTATATCAAACGATTGTAAAGTGATGGCAACCAAAGAGGAGATGAGGGAATTTGCTAAGGCAATAGAAAAGATTGTTGTAGAAACTGACTATACTCATTATGAAGCGATAGTTGAATACTGCACAAGAACAGGTCTTGAAGTTGAAATTGCTGCCACTCTGGTAAATAATAATCTTAGAGATAAGATTCAAATGGATGCACAAGACCATAATCTATTGCCTAAATCAGCAAGATTACCTATTTAATTATGACAGGTTATGAAGTTTTCTGTTTATATAATTCTCTTAAATTACATTTCTCAACCGATTCATATGATTACTTTAAGTATCAAGGTAAATCTAGAATAAGCATTGAATCATTTGAGAACCGTAAAGACAAGTATTATTTTTACAAGTTATCACGTAGAAATGAGAAAGAGGATTGTATAGAATTTCTTATATCTAATTTTTTATGTGAAGAAAACATGTGGGTTGGTAAGTTATTTGAAGAGGATGCTATGACTCGTCACAGAGATCGGATGAAGATAATCCAAGCATTGACTTACAATTTTACTAATGATTGCAAATTCATTAAAGAGAATTGTGAGAATACAACCGAATTGTTTAAGACTAATGGAGACTATCCAAAGTTATTAACAATGACTCTTCAAAAAGATATTCAATTAGAGACATTATGTATTATGAATTCTCTAATGAATTTCTTTCCGATGTGGTCTAAACGAATCACTGATACTATTCGTTGGCCAGAATTCAATCGGAAATGTTTGAAATATTTGCCGTTTATTCACTTTGAATGTGATAAAATGAAATCTATATTATTGAAGGAGTTCGCATGACTAAATACTATTATATTATGAATCATGTGGACAAGACGATATATTAACATACAACTAATACGAGGTAAAACAAATGAGTTCATTCGCAAATTTAAAACGTGGTCAAAATAATTTTGAAAAATTGACCAAAGCAATCGAAGCAACAACAACAAATCAAACTGCCGAAGCAGGATCAAGAGATGATCCTAGAATGTGGCAACCATCAGTAGATAAAGCAGGAAACGGTATGGCAATCATTCGGTTTCTTCCTGCACCTGCAGTAGATGGTGATGATGGTCTTCCATGGGTACGAGTATTCAATCATGGTTTTCAAGGACCAGGTGGATGGTTGATTGATAATTGTTTAACTACAATCAACAATGGTAAGTGTCCAGTGTGTGAACATAATTCAACACTATGGAATTCTGGTATTGATGCAAACAAAAACATTGCACGGAATCAAAAACGTAGGTTAAGTTACTATGCTAATGTTTATATTGTTTCTGATCCAAGTAACAAAGAGAACGAAGGTCAAATTAAGATATTTAAATTTGGTAAGAAAATCTTTGATAAGATTACTGAAGCAATGAATCCTGAATTTCCTGATGAGAAGCCAATTAATCCATTTGATCTTTGGGAAGGTGCAAACTTCAAATTGAAGATTCGTAATGTTGAGAATTATCGTAACTATGATAAATCTGAATTTGATTCACCAGTAGCATTGTTTGAAGGTGATGATACTAAACTAGAAGAATTGTGGAAGAAAGAGTATTCATTGAAAGACTTTCATGATGCAAAGAACTTCAAGTCTTATGAACAAATAAAGACAAGGTTAGATAAAGTTCTTGGTTTAGAAGGTGCAGTTACAATGAAAACTAAAGCAGAAGATTCTGTTCATAGTTTCAAAGAAGAAATTGAAGTACCTGCATTTAAAGATTCTGTAGATGATGACGATATGGATTATTTTAAATCACTAGCAGAGAAGTCGTAACAAAGAAACCCCACTTCGGTGGGGTTTTTCTTTAACTTGGATTAACTGTTGATTGTACCGTAGCATTAAAGAATAATTCAAACGCTTTATCATTGTAAGCAGATATGTTTCCTTGACCACCAGAAGATGATGATGCAGTTGCAGTCATATTCTTATTCATACTATCAATACTTTTTCCAACAAATTGTAATAGACTATTCATTTCAGTTCCTAATGCTTCACCCATTTGTTGTGCAATACTCAATTTAGGCACATCTGGATTTGGAGTTACAGGAACTACTTTATTTGAAGCTAAATTTTGAGTTCCATTTACTTTATTAGACAGTCTTGCAATAGTATCATCAACAGATGCGTTTAATTGTTTATTGGTTTTTCTAGCATTAGAATCTACTGCCCAAGTTGATTGTGCTCCTTTAAATGTTCCATATTTTAGAAAAGCATCCGCAGCGGATAATGTACCACCTTCTCCTGATTGTTGTGCTTTAAGTAATGCTTGTATTCCACCAACACCAACTGCATGTGCCATTGAAAGATATTCATCAGTATCTGGTAAACCAGCAGCTCTCAAAGATTTTTTATTTGCTTCTGTATATGCAGCCTGCATTTTTTCTTGATTAACGCCATTAAATAAATCATTCCCAGATAATCCAGCAGCTTTTGCCGATGATATCACTTCATTACTCATAAATTGATATTTTCCTATTGCTTGTTTATTTGTTGCTGCCATAGATTTTTGCCAAGCAATAACCTCATCAATTGTATTTTCGGTTACTAGTTTACCATTAATCATTGCTCCACCAGCTTTACCAAAAATTGTATCATATTTACCGCCAGATTCACCTCTAGCAATTCTATCATTGTAACTACCACCAGTACCACTTACATTACTACCTGGAATTTTAGTTGGTGATGTTGGTAATGGATTTTTTTCATATTCCGATGCTAAATGTGTATTAAATGTATTACCGAGACCTTGTTTTCTCATTAAATCTAAGTTGTTTGATGAATAAGTAACATCCCTATCAGCAATTCTCTTTTTTAATTCTATTACTCGTTTCTCATCAAATTCTCTTGTTCCTGGCGCACTTTTATCATCTAATCTTTTTTGTATATTTGCTAAAGCAGTTCTATCATTTTCACCACCAGATTGTTCTTTTTGAATCGTAAATGCTGTGGCTGCACCTAGTGTACCTCCAATTGTAGCTCCAATAGCTGTTCCAACTTTAGGAATAATTGATCCAATAACACCACCAATAAGGGTACCAACTAAAGTGTAAATTTTAACCATGTTCTCATCAAACCACTTAGTTGTTATTCCTTTAATGTCACTTCCAACTGCCAACATAATATCTGCAAAAGTTGTAAAAGCAGCTTTAGCGTGATTTTGTATTGTGACGTATACACTACGAATTTGAACTTCCAAAGTATCTGTAATACTTTTTAATTTTTTACCAATGTAATCTAAAGATTCAGTAAATTTTGTTGTTTCAAATTTATCATCCAATTTTTCTGCTATCAATCTTATAAATGATTTATCTTTATTTTCTTCTGTGACTCCAAAAAAATCTTGTAATACTTTGGTAATGCCATCAAAAGTATCTGTAAAAATTCCGCCTAAACTTTTAAAATCAAAATTAGTAAATATTGCTGATATTAATGAACCTGCGCCAAGTGCTATTAACATACCAGGTAAACCAAAACTAACAAGTCCACCTAATATTTTTAAAAAACCACCACCAAGTGAACCTAATATTCCAGTTAAACCACCAAGTATAGAACCGCCTATATTACCTATGCCACTAGCTATACCACCAAGCATAGAACCACCCATACTTAATATACCACCTCCTAATTTTCCTATTCCACCCAATGCGCCGCCTGCCATGGATGCTGCGCCATTTAACATATTACCTGCAGTTCCTAACATTCCACCAGATTCTTTTTTTTCCGCAATCTTAGTATCTTTACCCTTTAATAACCCAGTGGATACTGTTTTAGATGGTTTACCGCCAGCAAGTGTTACTAATTTTTGCATATTCAATCGCATCAAATTCATATCTTTTGCCATACCTGGTAAATACTTTGATGAAGTAATATCACCAGATGTTCTTTCAACTTTAGTATCTTTATTGCCTGCACGATATGATTTACCAAACATTCGTTCAGCTATAGCACCAGAGATTCCAGATTTGGGCAATATATTTCTAATATCTGATCTTTCTTTTCCTCGCTCACTGGCAGAGGCAAGGAAAGCACTCATCAAACCCTTATCTTTTTTAAGTTCTTGACGGAATATTTCTGCTAATCTGGAATCTTTTGCCATGTCTTACCTTTTGTTTGCTAATTTTTGTTGTTCAATTCTTTGTCGTTCTTCTTCTAAATGATTAACAAGTAATGTTATATAAATTTCTCTTTCCCAAGGTATCATATTTTCAAGTTCTGTAAGACTATATTTGTGATGGTGCATTAACGCAAAATTAGTCCTATAGTAATTACCTAGTGTATCATGACAAAACATTATCCGAAAAAATCTTGGGTGCCCTCTAATGTGATACTTTCATGGTATCCGCATTTTTTGCAATTGTATTCAACATCTTTTTTAATCTTTGGCATAGTATCAAAGAATACCCGAATCTTTTCTAAATCTTTTTGTTGGATATTATCAATAAACTCTTCTAGTTCTTGTTCAGATACATCTTTGATATAATGAATTTGGTCTTTATCGTAAATATAATCTATACACTTATAAATCATACTCATGATTACTTCACTCTCATTTTTACCTGCCATACTCTTCATCATTTCAAAAGTTGGATATTTCATCATTAATCCAATGTTATCCGTCAATTGAATTTTTCTAGTATGGTCTGGTGAAATTGTTGGTTCTATTTCTAATACGTTAAGAACGATTTCATTAACTGTATCACACCGTTTTTCTTCTCCATCTTCTTTTGTGATTGTGTTATTGCATTTGTATTTTAGATTTACAACTTCAGATACCGATCTTGCACGAAGATTCATAAACAGATATTCAATATCAAATACTGGTAATACATCAACATCAATATCACTTAATACACAATTCTTTAATACTTGTCTGATAATCTTCACAGTTTCCTGTGCATCATTACTTTCTGTATTCATTAAGAACAATTTCTGTTCTTTAACCAAGAATGGTCTAAAAGTTATTTTTTCTTTCGTTGAAGGCAATTCAACTGTAAATAAAGGCACATCAATTTTAGGTAACATAGTATCTCCAATTAATTAAAAAATTCTTTTCAATGTTGCACCGATTTGATTAATCTCGGAATTCAATATTGCTTTCAATGGTATTCCTGAAACAGAAGCACCAAACAATGCACTGGCTGCGGCACCTAAATCATAAGCACCATTGTATATAGTTCTATATCGTTGATATGTGAATTGAACGGATAATCTATGGAAATTATCTTCGCCCCAACTTAATGGTTGTGCGGCAATACTTACTGGAAAAGCATCAATCAATTCCACTGCATAAATCTGTTTGATAAAATCGTCATATTGGACAATTTTAATATTTGTTAAGTATCTTGTTGTTCTACCTTTTGAGAATCTAACATTATGAGTATCGTTAGGTATAATTGATTCTAACCAACGATCAAATAACTTTCTCTCATAGAATTCGTTTGTGCAGATAAAGTTAAGTGTTGTATCTGCATATTCCATCTTTACTGGTACTTTAAAGTTTGGACCATAAATTGAAACATCAGCAGTCTGTAATGTTTTACCTGGCAGTTCGGCAGATTCACATTGTAGAGCTAGATATCTTGATATGGCTGGATTTGCACCCTCATTAGTAGTTCCTGCTACTTGAGTAGTAATATCTGCAAAAATAGAATTTCTAAAATTTACAATCTCTTCAAATAGATTTTGGCCAATAAAAGAATTGACATAAGCAGGAATAGGTAATATTACTTGGAACCTAGAAGGTTTTGCTAAACCATCTTTTGCTTTAATGTTTGAAAGAAATAATTGTGGTAAAAATGACATTAGAATTTTTTCCTTGAATCAGACCAGACTTTTCCGGTACTTGCTTTTTCAAATCTTTCAACTGGCAATAGTGCTGCAATATCCCATTCATTAGCATCTATACTAACAAATCTTGATTTAACATGATTTGCCAAATATCTTTTAATACATGGACTTGCTTCAAACGATTTTGAAGCGGCACGTAATAAAGCATAACTTAATCTAAGTTTTGTTGTTGCATCATACTTATCATTAGTCGTATATTCACTTAACTTGTCTAAAAGGATGATTCGTTGCTTTGGATGAATGTAGTGCAAGTTCAACCCTAGAAAACCGTCTGAGTATTGTTCTATTGGTATTACCAATGGAAACCTATCGTAATATGGCAGCGAATCTTTTGTCTTAGGATCATAGTAAAAGAAGAACATACTTCCAATAAATTGCGTATTTCTCAATCTTTCTTTATCTCGCATCAAGGTTGCAGGTGTAGGACTCAATTCACCTATCTTTGCTCGCAACCAATCTCTGGCACGCCTAGTACCGGCATTGTATCCTGATTTTTGTAATTCTTGATTAATTCTGGTAATTAAGTAGGCCATGATCTATTTATTCGCATATTATCCTATTTTTTTAGTAATAAAACATATAAGTAAAGGTGTTAGGTTTTGAATTAGAATACTATTTGATACCTAATTCTCTTTCAGTGATTATCTGAAATACCCATCCATGTTCATGGCAGAATTCATCTGCTGCTTTCCATTTACATTGATTTACAACATATGTTGCTGCTTCACTTATATATTTCTTAGTTCTTTTCTTTTGGACTGGTTTCTGTGTTTGTGCAGCTGGTTTTACCTCTATAACATATGTCATTACTTTACCATCTTTTTGTTTAACTTTAATAATGAAATCTGGAAAGTAACGATGCATCCTATTATCTACTGGTGAAAAATAAGGTATTGATAACTCTTCAGATGCCCACCAGATTACTTGTTCTTGGTCATCAAAGTATTTCATACATCTAAGTTCCCATGACGAACGATAGATGATATTATTAGGATTTCCCTTATATTTCTGTGGATTCTTAGGTTTAAACAATCCTTTATAGGTATTCTTTCCAAATGTCATATAAATATCTAATATTAATTAACTACACATAAATATGTAGTCAATCTAGGAAACCGCAATGGCATTATTTACGCTAACTGATATTAAGTTTCAAAGTAAAGACCTCTCATCTTCTAGTCCATTACAAAGTTTTTATCCAGGAACTTACAGATATCCCGAAGATATAGGTGGTAGAGATAAAGGTCATTATATGATCTTTAACATTTTTGTTCAAAAAAATTCAAAAATGGCAACTACTGCGGCAACACGACCTGGTTTAAATAAAACTGGAATCAATAGATTATTGACGGGTGAAGTTAATGCTGGAACAGCAATTAACGCTTTAACTAATATTTCAGGTACAGTGGCAGGAACAAAAATGTTTCAAGATGCTCAGAGTGCGATTGCCAGTTTTAAAAATAAAGCAACAGATAAAATTGGTAATGATACTTTCACTAGTGGAGTTAATCAAACCATTGATAGTATTGGAAATGCTTTTAGTAGATTGGGTGAATTAAATTCTGTAAATTTTAATAATAATGTAGTTCAGTTGCAAGATAATATTGCACTTTATATGCCAAACACGCTTGCATTTCAACAAGGAGCCATGTATAATACTCCAGAGTTGAGTGGTCAATTTTTAAGTAATGCAGCAATTATTAAATCTTTGTATGATGAACATAAAGCAGGAAATTCAAATGCTACTACTAATGGTGCGGCTTTTCTAGGTTCAATTTTAAAAGATAAATCCGGTATTCTTCAACTTAATGGTTCTGCTGTTGATACTGCTTTTGTATCTGCATTTGGTGCCAAGAATCCTATGATTGAAGTTGTATATTCAAGACCGCAGTTAAGAGAGTTTATGTTTGATTTTCTTATGTATCCTAGAAGTGAAAGTGAAGCACTTCAAGTTCAAAAGATACTTGAGACATTTAGATATCATCAAGCACCAGAAATTCTTAGTGGTTCGGGTGGTGCATTTTTAGTTCCGCCTTCAGTCTTTGATATTGAATTTAATTATAATGGTAGAAGAAATCCAAATATTCCTGAGATTGCCACTTGTGTTCTTAGAAATATAAATGTTGATTATGCACCAAATGGTTTTCAAGCATATGAATCTGATTCAGATACACCGAAGTTTGGTGGAACAGGTATGCCAGTTGGAATAAGATTATCATTGAATTTCCAAGAGACTCAGTTCATGACAAAAGAAATTTTAGGTTTAGAAAATAAACAGAACATGGTAATGCAACAAGGTAGAAATGAAGTTACATTTACTCCTGCAACATTACCTAATGTTACAAGTTTAGGTAAACCATCGAATGGATTAAAATAAAATGTCAGATTTTTTCTCAAACTTTCCAACAACATTATATAAGAATGATGAAACTGATAATTTAGATACAGTTACAAACCTAACTGCCAATTTTACAATATACAATAGTATTGTATCAAATTCATCATCGTATTATGATTATGTAATTTCTGAAGGTGATACTCCAGAAACAGTATCTTATAAAATTTATGGTAATGCAGAATATCATTGGCTCATTATGCGAGTCAATGGAATTATGGATATTAAAACAGATTGGCCTTTAACATATTCACAGTTAATGGACACAATAGAAGATACTTATGGTCTTGCTTGGGCAAAAACGCATTATTACGATTACTATAAACTTGAGACTAGAACACTTGTAAAAACTGGTGAGATAAATGAAGAATATGTAACAATAGATGCATCAACATATTCATCACTTACACCATCAACTACTCAATATATTTTACCTGATGGTACTGCAATGAGAGTTGTTATAACTAAATTACGTAGAACATACTATGATTATATGATGGAATTAAATGAGAGTAAACGAACGATTAAAGTTATAAAAGCAGAATATAAAGATAGAATTCATTCTGAGTTACAAAGAGTTTTACGTAATGGCTGAAAAACTAAATCAAAATTTAAAATTTGAAGTAAAAGAATTATCACTAATAACTCGATTGGGTAAATTTGATATTACTGGTATCTATGAAGAATTGAATATATTTGATTCTGTTTTTAATCCATGTATGACTGGTAATATTTTAATTACAGATTCAAATAACATTTCGGCTAAATTAGCATTTGATGGTTCTGAAATGCTTAAAGTTGTAATTAGTAAGATGGGTAATATTGCTGGCATTTCAAAAACATTTAAAATATATGAAATGAGCAAAAGAGTGCCATTGAATCCAACTACAGAACAATATTCATTAAATTTTGTTTCTGAAGAATTCTACAATTCAAGGTCAAGAAAAGTATATAAAACTTATGAAGGCAAAACGTATTCTGAGATTGTTGCTAATATATTGACGAATGAATTAAAAGTAAAACCAAGTCAAACTTGGAAATGGGAAGCAACCGCTGGAATGCATGATGTAACTTTATCAGGTAAACAACCAATAGAATGTATTTTGGACTGCACAAAGAAAGCAGTTTCACTTGAGAATGATTCTCCAACTTTTATGTTCTATGAGAATAAGATGGGGTATTCATTCTATTCAATTGCAGCTCTTTCTAAACAAAATGCACAGTATCAATTAAACTATGAACCAAAGAATTTTGGCAACACTACAGATAATTCATTATTTGGTGCAAGATACATGGAAGTTGTTTCACAATATAATCTAAATGAAAATGCAAAGAATGGTATATATGGAACAACAACATATTCTGTTGACCATCTAAGTCAAAAGATATATACGCAATATCAACCAGCTATTGTAAACATGATGGATAGTCTTTTGAATCTTAATGATACTGGACTAAATGCTCCACCACCAGAATGGCAAGATGATGGAAGTTCTTGTGTTAAAGTTTTTTACGGTGCTACAACAGATGCAGCACAAAAAAATTCTTTCATAACAGCTAATGAACCATATTCTATAAACAAAATTGATGATGGTGTAACGTATATTGCAAAAAGACCAGCACTGATGAGAAATTATATGGGTCTTAGAATTAAATTAGTTATGCCTGGAAATTTTGATTTAATTTGTGGTGCAGTTGTTGAATTGCATATATCTAATCGTGGAACAAATGTTATTGGAAATTCAGTAGATGAGAGTTTAAGTGGCAAATATATAATATTGGCAGCACGACAAATGGTTAAATATGATAGACATGAAACCGTAATAGAAATTTCTACCGATTCTACAAATAGAACATCATTAACAAACGCAGATAGTCTCCGATATGAACAGTGGAGTGATAACTATGGTTAACAGGAAATAATAATGAATGACGTTTATCAATCATTTGCACCAGGACTAAATCCAAATTTTGTTTGGTTTATGGCCGTTATTGAAGCGATGGATGATCCATTAAAGCTGGGTAGAGTTAAAATTAGAGTTATTGGTAAAGATACTGCAGATAAAGTAAAAATGCCACTTGAGACTTTACCGTGGGCATCTGTTTTATCACCAGTAAATAATCCAATATTTGCTGCAGGTACTGCATTGGATAAGTGGGTAATAGGATTTTATCTTGATGGTCCAGCTGCTCAAAAACCTGTTGTTGTTGGTATTTTACCTGGTATTAAAACATCAAAAGAAAATACAACACAGGGTTTTGCTTCACCAGAATCAGAAAGATCAAAAAAAGGTTTACCTCCATCAGATTCTACAGTTGCTGGTGCAAAATTGATGTATCCATCAACAACACCCTGGGGTGCATACAACTACGATTTTACAATAATAAAAAGAACAAATTCAAAACTAGTTCATGCATGTGATGTTGCTGCAGACATTAAAAAAAGTGCTGCTTATGCTGCACTGAAAAATTTAGGATTTATTCGGACATTACGTGAAGTTATTAATAAAAGATTTGATGCTACGGGTATTATTCCCCAAGCAGATGTAAATGTTTGGACTGAAAAATTAAAATGGTTAGCAGCAAAGATTAAAGAATTAAATTATTATATAAATCTTGTAAAGAAATTTGCAAATGCACTTATTCTTTATATCGTAATAATTCGTGCTGTTGTTAATTGGATTTTGTCATTACCTGCAAGAATATTAAAATTTATAAAAGAATGTTTATTTGCTTTTGTTTCTTCGGTATTTTCTGTGGGTGGTGATCTGTTGGGTATTTCACCGGGTACTTTAGGACCAGATTATAAAGATTTATTTGCTGAAGTTAAAAGTGTATTTAATGAGTCTAAAGCATTAGTTAGAAATGCATTATCATTAGCAGAAATACCTGCAAATATTATTAATGCAACTCTCGCTACTAATATAACAATAAGTCCTAATCAAATAGGTGATGCACTTACTATTGCAAATGCAAATTTAATTACTCTTACAGGATCAATACCTTCAGATAATTTTATTACACAATCAATTGCTGGCGCAACAAGTTCGGTTTCTTCTGCGATTGCTGCTATACCTTCTAAAGAACAACAAAAATCAACAGCATCTGCGGCACCAAAACCAATTGCTTAATATGATAGGAAAATAAAATGGTAGACAAAGTTGATACTACAAAATTAGCGTTTAAAGTTTCTGGTTCAGATACACTACTAGAACCGCCATCTCCAATTGATGAAGATTTTCCACCAGATTATAAAAATTCACAGTTATGGGAATCATCTTCAGGTCATTCTCTTTTAATGTATGATGTAAAGGGTAGAGAATCAGTAAGACTTCAACATAGAAGTGGTACATTTTTTGAATTACATCCAGATGGAAAAAGAGTAAATAAAGTTTTTGGTGATAATTATGAAATTGTCATTGGTGATAATCAAATATATGTTTCTGGATTGTGTAAGATAACTGTTATTGGTGATGCAATTATTGATTGCCAAAAAGATTTAACAATGAAAGTTGCAAAAGATTTTACAATGGAAGTTGGTGGTGATTTTACTCAGATTGTTAAAGGTACTACTATATTAAATTCATCAGGTGATACTAGAATAACTGCCGGTGGTATATTAAATCCAGCTTCTACAGTGGCAATAAATGCGCCAGTAAGTATGCAGATTGAAGCTGATGTTAATATCAATGGTGGGTTAACTTCTAAATCTGTTGTTTCTACAGGACAGATTAATGCTGACGGCATCATTACTTCAGGTACATCTGTTGTTCCTATTGTTGATCCTACTGGTAATCTTTCGGGTAGTCCTGGTGGTTTTGTTACTAAATATGGCGGAATAACAATTGGTGTAGATGGTGTTGCAATTCCAGGTACAATTAGAAATATGGGAAGTCCTCTTACTGGAATGTTAGGACATTATATAGGTACAGGTACAATTTCTGCGGTATTACCTATTTCATCAGCAACATCTGTGCTTGCACCATTAGTTCTTAGTGGAATAGTTGTTGGTGGATATGTTAGAGATGCAATGGGATCAATGGCAGGTATACGAGTAGAACATAATCTACATGTTCATCCTGCAACTCCAACAACAGGTATACCAACGCCTAGTATGGTTGGTACTTTTGCTTAATTTATAAAGGAAATTATTATGACAACATCAATTATTAGTAAATTACAAATAAATTTTGATAATACAAAGTTTGGTAATTCTATTGAATTGACGAATGAAACAAAAGAAACTTTAAATAACTCACCTTTTGGTTTAAAAGAATGGCAAAAAGAATTAGTGAGAAATGGACCAACTAATTTAACAGATTATTACAGAGATCCAACAGTAAATGTAGTTGCAAGTCTACAAACACAAGTAAATTCAATGAAAAGTTTAATTAATAGTATTGAAGTTTGGGATAATAATTCAGCAACAGGTAATGCAACAAATTCTTTATATAATACTTTCAGCACAAATACAATAAATTATTTTAAAAAACACACTTCAAATATATCGGGATTAACAACATCTTTAGGAACAGCAGGTACTAATATACCCGATCATGTTAAAATAATGAGTCTTGGACAAACTACAATATTATTAGTCCATAACATTGATGGTTCTGCAAATGCTTTACCGTTGTTAGGATGCATGACCAGTTTATTTGTAAATGATGAAATTACTTCTAATACTGCAGTTATAACGAATGATATTATTACCTTACAAAATTCAAAACGAACATCAGTTGATCCTGATACTGGATATAGTAATGTATATTCTAACTTATCTTCAGTTGGTGTAGATGCATTATATGCACATGCACTTACTGCAAATAATTTATTGTGGGATAGAAGAACTCATGATTTTACTGTTTTTGGCAATTCAATGAATATTCTTAATGATTACATGTTGGTAAATCGTTTGGGATCAGTTGGAAATACACAAACTTATTTGATTAACAATTATATTGGTACAGATTTATATAAAGAAAAATTACTTTCATCTTAAAATAACAGATAAATACTAAATGGCAATCGCATATAACAATAGTAATAAAAATAGATATAGAGATTTAGATTTAAATTTCATTGCTCATCCAATCAAAAAAGACATTAATATTTTGACGGATATGAGTGCAATTGTAAATTCAGTAAAGAATCTAATTTTGTTAAACCATTTTGAAAAACCTTTTCATCCTGAGATTGGTTCAAATGTCAGGAAAATGTTATTTGAGAATATGGATTCAATTAGTGCAAGTATTTTACAAAAAGAGATAAAACAGACAATTATAAATTTTGAACCACGGGTCAGTATACAAGATATTCAAGTGACTCCAGATTATGATAATAATAGATTTACTGTTAGTATGACATTTACAACTGTGAATAAACAAGAACCCGTTCAAATAGAATTTTTCTTAGCAAGAGAAAGATAAAATGGCAGATAGACTCCAAGTTACTGAATTAGATTTTGACCAAATAAAATCCAATTTAAGAGATTTTTTAAGACAACAAACTCAATTTCAAGATTATGATTTTGAAGGGTCAGGTCTTAATATTCTTTTAGATGTATTGGCATATAATACACACTATAATGCATATTATTTAAATATGATTGCAAACGAATCATTTTTAGATACTGCATTACTTAGAAGTTCTGTTGTTTCTCATGCTAAAAAATTAAATTATGTTCCAAGATCAGCTACAGCACCAAGAGCAATTGTTAATATAACTATTGCATCGGCAGATACAACACCAGGTTCTTTACTCATACCAAAAGGTTATGTATTTTTCTCAGAACAGATTGACGGCACAACATATAAATTTATTACATTAGATGCATATTCGGTTGATAAAGTTGGTTATAATTTTGTATTTCAAAATATACCAATTTATGAAGGTCAGTTAGCATCATACGAAACAGTAAATAGTGTAAGTTCAAATCCAAAACAGATTTTTACTTTAAATGATAGTAACATAGATACAACTACATTGGTAGTGAGTGTTCAACAATCAGTTTCAAATACCACCGTTGTTGTTTATGATAGATCGGAAAATGATTTAAATATTACCGCAAATTCTGAGGTTTACTTTTTACAAGAAGGTTATAACGGTAAATATGATATTTACTTTGGCGATAATGTAATTAGTAAAGGTGTTCCAGATGGCGCAGTAATAAAAACCGACTATTTGATTACACACGGTTCATTGGCAAATTATGCCAACAATTTTATTGCAACATCTCCAGTTGGCGGTTATTCTCAATTTTCTATTAGTCCAGTATCAAAAGCATCTGGTGGTCAAAGTAGGGAAACCGTTGATGAGATTAAGTTTGGTGCACCATTAAGTCTATTAGCACAAAATCGTGCAGTAACAAAGAACGATTATATCAGATTAATCCAACAAAAATATCCACAATTTGAAGCAGTTAATGTTTGGGGTGGAGAAGAAAACAATCCACCAGTTTACGGTAAAGTATTTGTATCCGCAAAACCAAAATTAGGTTTTGAAGTATCACAAACAGAAAAAGATTATGTAAAAAATAACATATTGAAACCCATCAGTATGTTGACTGTTACACCGGAAATTGTAGATGTTGATTATAATTATCTTAAAGTAATATCAAAAGTTTATTTTAATAAAGCAAAATTAAATACACAACAAAGTGTATTAGTGGAAAATATTAAAACATTAATTAGTAATTATTGTGCAACTAATCTAAACAAGTTTAATAGTTATTTTAATTTCTCTGGTATGGAAACAAGCGTTGATGCTTATGATAGATCAATTGTTTCTAATGAAGCAACATTATTTGTTGCAAAGAAATTTAGACCAGATTTAATTAATTCAGACAATTATATTTTAGATTTTGGATTTGAATTAACCAGAGGAACAACAAATGATAATTTCTATTCATCACCAGATTTTACTGTTGCTGATGAAAGTGGAATAAATAGACAATGTTTCTTTGAGGAAGTTCCATCATCATATACTGGTTTGGAATCTATTACAGTATCTAATCCAGGTATTAATTATATATCTACACCAACTGTTACTATTGTTGGTGATGGTGCGGGTGCAACGGCATCTGCAACTATTGTTAATGGTAAGATAGCATCAATTACAGTATTAACACCGGGTATTGGTTATACAACTGCAGCAGTTCAGATTACAGGAGGCGGTGGGCAATTAGGAGAGGGTCTTGCAGTTCTTCAAGGTAGATATGGACAAATAAGAATCTCATACTACAAGACTGACGAGATTAGTAGTCAGAGTACCAAAATTATTATTAATAACAATAGAAATAATGGCGTTACTGGAACAATTGATTACAAACTAGGTAAAATATATATTAATAACTTTAATCCTATCGCAGTTAATAATGATTTTGGTGATATTATGATACATATTAAACCTATGAGTAGTGTTATTCAATCAAGTTTAAATAAAATGTTAGTATTAGATGACCAAGATCCAACCAGTATTGTTGTTAAGACAGTGATCGTCTAATGGATCAAGTTTTAACATCTATACTAGTAGAAAAACAATTACCAGAATTTGTTCGGTCTGAACATCCTGTATTTGTAACTTTTCTTAAAAAATACTACGAATGGTTAGAAACAAATAACCAAATAAGTTATGAATTAACTGCGCTTAAAAATTCTATTGATTTAGATAATGCAGATGCCGATTACTTAGAATTATTAAAACGAGATTTAATGCCATATTTTCCAAATAATATATTGGCAGATAAAAAATTATTCTTAAAATTAATTACAACATTTTATAAATCTAACGGTACACCAGATTCAGTTAAGTTTCTATTCCGTGCTTTATATAATGAAAATATAGACATTTACTATCCTAAAGAAGATATAATAAAAACTTCCGATGGTAAATGGGTATTGCCATTGGCACTTAGAATTGATACAGATGATAACAATATCTTTAATATTGAAAAAACAAAAATAACAGGTAGAATATCTAAAGCAACTGCCGTAGTAGAAAAAGTCATTGAATCTATTGATCGGCAATTAGGCATTTCATATATTGAAATTTATGTTTCAAATGTCGAAAGATTATTTGAGACTGGTGAAACTGTAGATGCAACATACAATAATGGTGTTGTTGATGTAACTGTATCAGGTCGTCTAATTGGTGCGTTATCAGAAATTAAAATTGATTCTAAAAATAGAGGTCTTTACTATAATGGTTATGATCCAGATATTGACTATGATGGTGATCCAGTTACTATTGTTGGTGGTTTAAATCCTTCTGCAAATAATCCAGTAGGTGCTTTGGCATATGTTGGTAACACAACAAAAGGTTCTGTTACTGATATTCTTTTAACTAATCCTGGTTTTGGATTTAGAAAAGAAAGTGAAATATCTTCATTATATGATGATTATGTAACTACCTTAGATTTTAAAGGAGGATTTGAAAATGCTCCATATGGTGCAGAAGCAAAGGCATTTATCAATTTAGTTGATAAATCAATTGTTCGTAAAGTAAATGTTCGCAATACATCCATTGAAACTCTTCATGGACAATACGCAAATATAAATGTTGCCAATGCTATTACAATTGGTAATATCGGCACATATCAATCTTTTAATGTTTATCCATTATCGTTTATTGAATTAGATCAAGGCGGTGGTGGATATAGAGCAAGACCAACACTTGATACGTATAGTTTTTATAATGAAAGTTATGAAGATATCATGATAATAACTTCATGTTTTATTGTTAAAGATACAAACATAATAACAGATGCAACACAGGATTTAACTGATTCATTTGAAGTTGGTAATTATGTAAGATTATACATCCAAAATAAGATGGAAGATATCTATGAAATTACTGGAGTTACTACTCACACAATTTCATTTGCTGAAAATTTTAAAAATGATATTTCTGGTGTTACTGTATATAAAATTGTAAGAAATGATTTATATAAAATTGGTTCATTAGGTAGAATTATAATTGGTAATGGTGGTAATGGATATGCGGTTGGACAAACATTAAACTTTCTTGGTGGTTCTGGATATGGTGCTAATGCATATGTTAGTGCTATTCATTCAGGTAATACTGGTATTAAAACAGTAACAATTAACAATCATTCATCAAATGCATATACATTAGGTGGTGAAGGTTATAGAAGAGATGCATTACCTACGATTACAATAAACACAACTTCTGGTGCAAATGCTAATGTTTACGTGAGTGAAGTATTGGGAGATGGTGAAATATATTCATTAACAACCTCAAGAATTGGTGCAATATCTTCAATTCGTATTGTTAGTTATGGATATGATTATGTTGAAGCGCCAATCATATCTTTAAGAAATATGGATTTAAGTTTATCAAATGTTACTGAAGGACAGTTATTTGTTTCCAATACAAGAGTGTATCAGGGAACAAGTAATATATCAACAACATTTTCAGCTTATGTTGATGAATTTGATCAAAATACCGGATTCATTAGACTATTTAATTATAAAGGAACTTTTGATAAAACTAAAAAAATCATTTCAGATGATGGTGGAGTTACCGGTAATGTAGTTTCTGGTAGTGTATTAGTTTATGGTGATGGTCGTGCTAAAGCAACTGCAGGTTTTGAGAATGGTTTAATTCGTTATCCGGGTATCTATTTGAATACTGACGGTCACTTGAGTGCAGATAAAGTTATGCAAGACGGTAACAAATATCACAATTTTTCATATGTAATTAGTTCACAGACAGACTACAATAAATTTAAGAAACCATTACAAGATATTGTTCATCCATTAGGTACAAAAACATTTGTTACAAGAATTGATAATAATACTGAAATAGTTACACCAGATGAAGTAAATCAATACATAACAGTAAAAGCATTACCCACAACATTCAATATTGTATATGGTGCTAATGCAACTACAAATACAACTGCCAACTTAATGAATTATGTCAATGTTGGAGATGTTGTAATATTTACTGGTGTATATCGTCATGTTGCAAATACAGTAAATGTTAATTCTGGATCAAATACAGTATTTGGTAATAATAGTAACTTTATTAATGATATCCAAGATGGTGATATTATCTATCTGTCAACTGGTAATACAGAAACGGTATTAAGTTTATCAAATAGTAAATATCTAATTACTCAAAATACAATTGGTGTTACTGCAACTAATGTAACAATTAATCTGTATTTTGATGAGACTAAAACTGTTACTTTTGTAAATGCCAATACTATTAAAGTAGATACTGCATTTACTTCAAATACTAAAAATATTGTCACAAACGTCCAAAAAGTTAAATAAATACAATTATGTCCTCACTCATAACGAAAAATTTTAAAGTATTACTTGCCAAACAATTATATAATCTATTGGATTTAATGGCAAATTCATATCTTCCCACAACAAGAAGATCATACATGTATGCATTTATAGGTAAACAATTACCTTGGAATGCAGGTACTGAAGTTCCAGTTACACCTACAGAAACCGATGCAATAATTAATGATTATTACAGATATGGTATATTGGCAAAACAATTATCATATACTAATGCATCTTTGGTCGTAGATAGAAATAATTGGACAGCAAATACAAAATATAACACTTACGAAGCAAATACTAATTTTTATGTGTTGAATAGTAAAGATCAAGTATTTAAATGTTTAGCAAATAACGCAAGTGCAAACTCTACATCAGAACCTGCATTAACATTGTCTACAACATCATTAGAAGAACCATATGTTTTAACTGCAGATGGTTATAAATGGAAATATTTGTATACAATTTCATCTGTCCAAAAACAAAAATTCTTAACAGATAACTGGATGCCAGTAACTTATAATAAGTTTGTTAGAGCTGCAGCAGTTCCCGGTGGTATTGATATTGTTACGATTAAAAATTCAGGTAATAATTATACTAATGGAACAACACAGGGTATTATATCAATAGATGGTGATGGTACTGGTGCAATATTAAAAGCAAACGTAACAGGTGGACATGTTGTCGATGTCATTATTCAAAATAGAGGTTCACAGTATACATATGCGGATTTAACATTTACTGATATTACTGGTGGTGTTGGAACTAGTGCTACCGCAAATGTTTCTATTGCACCGCATGATGGTCATGGTTATGATCCAGTATATGAATTAACTGCTTCTAATCTAATGTTTAATGTTGAATTTGATCAAGACGAATCTGGTATATTACCTACTGATAATGATTTTAGACAAGTAGTGTTGTTACATAATCCATATTTAAATGATACATCAAATCCAGCAACAGGTGAATCTTATTCATTATATACAAGAATAACAACAGCACCAGGTGTAGGTGATTTTGGTGTTGATGAAGTAGTATTTCAAGGTTCAACATATGAAACTGCAACATATAAAGCAGATGTTATATCCTTTGATACTGTAGAAAATCATCTTTATGTAAATAATGTTCGTGGTACTTTAAGTATAAATTCTACAATAAAAGGTCGTGATAGTGGTGCAATTCGTGTAGTTAATTCAACTCAGAATCCAACACTAGATTTATATTCAGGACACGTATTATACATAAGCAGTAAAACACCAATAACCCGTGATGATGCACAAACCGAACGAATCCGTTTTATACTGAGTTTTTAACGAGGAATAAATGACTACTCTATTCAATTACGATCCATATTACGATGATTTCAATGAAAATAAGAACTTTATGCGGGTTCTTTTCCGTCCTGGATATTCAATTCAGGCAAGAGAACTTACTCAGTTACAAACAATTCTAACTAACCAAATAGAAAAATTTGGTAATAATATATTCAAAAGTGGTAGTCCAATTATTGGTGGTAAAATTTCATTAGATACTACGACAAATTATATTATACTAAATGAACAATATAATAATGAAGATATTGTACCTTCAGATTACTTAAATAAAACAATTGTATCATATAACTCTACAAAATTGGCACGTGCCAAAGTTATCGCTGTTGATACACTTGATACTTATCCAGTTTTAGTTATTAAATATCTCAGTGGTGATCGTTTTGTTGAATCGGATGAATTAAAGATTTATGGTCAAAATATCTATGCACAACTAAGAAGTGCTAGCGCATATGGTGCTTCATATGTTGCCAGTGTTCAAGACGGTGTTTACTATTTTAAAGGTCAATTTGTAAAAGTTACACCACAATTTTTAGTTTTGGAATTATTTTATAGAATAGGCAATTCAACAACAGTTAATAAACAGCCATCATATAAAGTTGGTATTGAATTTGAATTAACTATTGTAGATGAAATTGATGATACTTCTTTATTAGACCCAGCACAAGGTGCATTTAACTATCAAGCACCGGGTGCAGAACGATTTGCGATTAATACACTACTTTCAAAACGATCAATTGATTCTCCTGATGTATCTTCATTTTTTGAAGTTATTCGTTTAGTAGATGGCGTAAAGACAAAAGAAATTGATTACCCAATCTATAGTGAAATTGAAAAGATGTTAGCACGTAGAACATATGATGAATCTGGTAACTATACTGTAGATCCATTTGTTATTTCTATTGAAGAAGGTGATTCTGCAAATGGTATGTTTAATATTGTTCTTGATCCTGGTAAAGCCTATGTTAGTGGACATGAATTTCAAACTATTGCACCAACAACAATCCAATTAGATCGAGCAAGAGAAGTTGCTAATGTTGAAGGTTATGATGTATCAACTAATTACGAAAGCTATGTTGTTTTAGATAGTGTCTTTGGTACATTAGATATTACAAATTATCCATTATTAGATGTTCATAGTGTTGCACATACAAGTGTAAATACAACAACTACCGCTGCATATAATTCTACAAAGATTGGTGAAATACGTGCCAATATGATGGATTATAATGACTCAACAACTTTAGAACTTGGCACTACACATTCATTTGCTGTCCATACTTTTGCGGCTAATGGTGTATCAATTACAGGTACAACTCAAGCATCAGGTTCAAATACAAGATCAATTCGCATGCCCGCAAGTTTTTCTTCTACAGTAACTACCAATGCATATGCAAATATGTATTTTAGAGTTACCGATTCTGGTGGTACAGCAATTGCTCCAGTATTAATTCAATCATCTAATGCAACACATATCTACTTAGATTCTGCTTGGCCAATTATTCCAGCAGCAAATACATTCTCTATTGATTCAGATTTTAAAAATGCAGAATCGTTCGCAATTAAGAGTGGAACTGCAAAAACATTTGGTGGTAATATTAATAGTGATTCTAAAGATACAACAACTGGTTTTGCATTGATTTCAGAACCACAAAGATCGTCATTAATATTTGATGTACCATTCCAAGCAATGAAACCATCCACATTGACAAATATGGATTTCTATGCTAAAAAGTTTTATGGCAATAAAACTGCAGACAGTGGTGGTGTAATTAGTATTAGTGCAGAAGGTACAGATACATTCTCATTCTGTGGTTCTGTTGGTGTTATTTCAGATTCAAATATTAGAGATAATATTATCTGTATGGTTCGGTATGATACTACTGCAAATGCCACGTCAGGTATTGTTGCAAATACTGTTCTTGGATTAGCAAATAACTTATTTACTGTAACTGCGATCAGTTCAACAAACTTTGAAATTGACCTTAATACTGCAGGTGCAAAAGTAGATTTGTTAATTAATACAAAAGTTAATAATGCAGAAAATGCATCTTCGGGTGCAATTCGTGGTAAACAATTAATACCATCAACAGCTGGATTAAATTTACATTCATTAGTTCCATATGAGTTTACTAATGGTGCAGGTTCTCCTGGTACAACAAGTCTTTACACTGCAAATACATCATCAAAAACTTCAGTTAGTGGAGTGGGTTATGTATTTAATACTGTTGGTTCAACATTCTTTGATGATACCACAATATTAACAAATTTAAGAACACCAGGTAAAGCAGTAAGTTTACAAGTGCCTGATGTTTTAGAAATTGTTAGAATTACCGATTCCAGAAGTCCTGCTGCAAATGTAACAACTGCAATGTTGTCAAGTTCAACATATGATGTTACAAACAATTATGATTTTGACAATGGGCAACGTAAATCTTATTATGATCATGCAACAATTACACTGAAACGTGGATATAGTGCGCCACGTGGTAAAGTTTATGTTACTTACAAATATCTAAGTCATCAATCTGCACCATCTCCACAAAATGATGGTTTGTTTACTATAGATTCTTATTTAAAATCAGGATCTAATTTTACATATGATGAGATTTTCTACTTTAATAATAAAGAAGATAATAAATTAATACCATTAAGATCGGCATTTGATTTCAGACCAACAAGAGGTATTGGTACGACAAATATATCTGGTGCGGTTAATCCTCTACCTAGTGGAACTTTAACAACTAATTTTGATTATTATCTAGGTAGAATTGATAGAATTGTAGTTAAACAATCAAAAGATTTTGAAGTAATATCTGGCACATCTGCAATTAAACCTATTGCACCAAATGTAAATTCTGGCGACATGTTAATCTATACATTAGCAATACCCGCATATACGGAAAATGTTAAAGATATTCGTGCTGATTTTGTTAATCATCGTAGATATACAATGCAAGATATTGGTGCATTTGAAAATCGTATTAAACAATTAGAATATTATGTTGCATTGAATACACTAGAAAAAGATGCAGTATCAACAAAAATTACAGATGCAAATGGTTTAGAGAGATCAAAGTATGGTATCTTAACTGATAATTTTACTACAGACGATATCAAAGCACCACCAAGTCAAGTTCAATTTGATAATAGATGTTTAATTGATAATGGTGAATTGAAACCCGCATCATTAATGAGAACCATCAATCTTCAGGCAAATACACTAATATCTACTGGTGGAACACAATTAATAACACCTGGTGTGAATCAACAAAAGATTATGATGTTAGATTATACAACATCTGTTCTTGCACAACAACCATATGCAACAAAATCATCACCAGTTGCTGGTGCTCTATATGCTTCATTTAAAGGAACAATGCGTTTGTTCCCAGAATTTACTGGTGATGTAGATTCAGAAACAACTGCAAAAGTAGTATTGAATTCCAATCAAGGTATTGAAAACGCATTTAATTTTATTAATAATGCGTTTAAGTATATTGGTGATAATGTAAAACAATGGTCTGACGATAAAGATAGTCCTTTTGCACAAATTGCCGATTCAAAATGGTATCAAACACGAACCGAAGAAGGCGGCACATATGAAAAATGGATAGGTACTGGTGGATTTGGTCACGGTGAATGGAGAGGTAAACAAGGTGGCGTATGGGGTGTTTATCAAGCATATAATGATAACACATATTTAACTGCTGGTGCTGAATTAAATCAACAACAAATATCAACTTCTTCATCACAACAAAGTGTAGGTGAATTTGTAACTGATTTAGCGATTCAACCCTATATGAAAGCAAAAAGAGTAATATTTACAACAAATGGGTTACGTCCTAAAACAACAGTTTATTCATTCTTTGATGATGTTGATGTAAACAAATATGTTGTTGTACCTAATAAAATTACTTTAACTACAAATACAACTTTAACAACTGGTGAACCCATATTAATTGCAACATCAACCGGCGCATTGGCTACAGCATTAAACTCTTTATTGAGTGGTGGTACTTCATATAACGTAGGTTATGTTGCCGTCAGTGAAACTGGTAGTGCAAATGTTTCTATAATTAATGAAAATGCATTAACACTTGCTGGCAAATATGTTTATGGTTTAGATAGTGGTGCAACAGTAATCATATCTTCAGTAGAAGAACATCATTCTGGTATAGGAACTGTGGCAAGTAATACTATTGTATTGGATGGTAATGCATCAGCAACAAATGATTACTATAATGGCAATACAATAAGTATTGTTCATTCAACAACATCATTAGCTGGTATTGGTGAACAGTTTACAATTAGTTCTTATGTTGGTTCTACAAAAACTGCAACATTAAGTTCTACACCTACTACAACAGGTTCAATTGTTTACAGTCTTGGTACTAATAAAACAAACAAATATGGTCAAGCCGGTGGTGCTTTCCATATTCCAACTGCAACATTCCGTTCTGGTCAAAGAAATTTACGTGTAACGGAATCATATAATAATACATATGACGGTGATTCAATATCATTTGCTGATAAAGTATACGTTTCTTCAGGAATAAGTGTAAGTAAAACTGAATTAGTTGATACTGTATATAATTATGACGTAGACTCAAAGATTGTTGGAACAACTACATCAGATAGATTGATATCATCAAGATCAGCTGGTTCACAATTATTGTCAACATACAATTGGGATCCATTAGCACAAACTTTCTTTGTTGATCCATCAAGATACCCCTATGGTATTTACTTGAACAGTGTAGATTTGTTCTTCAAAGCAAAAGATGATGAATTGCCTGTATGGGTTCAAATTCGCCCAACTGTAAATGGAACACCATCATCAGATTTTTGGTATCCAGAATCAGTTGTAACTAAAGTACCATCTGAAGTTAATATTTCAGACACATCACCTTCAATTGATACTGCAGCAACAATAACAAACTTTGAGTTTTATACTCCTATATTCTTGAAACCTGGTTTATATGCAGTTGTTGTATTAACTGATTCACCAGATTACATTTTATGGGAAGCAGAAAAAGGTCAAGTATCAACAAGTAATCAGTATATTGGTGTTAATCCATATGTTGGAACATTGTATCGTTCACAGAATTCTATGGAATATATACCTTATATCAATGAAGATTTGATGTTTAGATTACATCGGTGTTCGTTCTCAACAACACCAGCATCAATAGCATTACAAAGTGATGAACAAGATGTGATTTACAGCGTAGATAAATTTAGATTATTAGAAACATCTATTGTTCCAACAGGTACTTCAGTTAATTATTCATTGAAAGCAAATACAATTAGTGGTTCAATGGAATCAAATTATCGTGCAATTGTACCGGGAACAACAATATCATTTGAAAATGATGACTTGTATGCAGTTGGTTATAGAAGAAAAACATTAGGATATAAAGGTGACTTTACTGTTAAAGTAGATATGTCAACAACAAATGATGCTGTTTCTCCTGTAGTATCTATAGAAAAAGCATTTCTAAATATATGGGAAAATTATGTTGATGATGCAGAAATAAATTCAGAAGATTTTACAATTGTTGCTTCGGGAACTGGTTATGGAAATTCTAATGTTATTGTTGTTAGCAGTTCTACTGGTACAGGTTTCAGTGGTAATCTTTCATGTGATGCAAGTGGCAATATTCTTAGTGTGTATGTTTCTGTTCCTGGTGCTGGTTACATTGATGACTATACTATAACTATTGGTGCAAATACAAATTATCCATCAGTTGTTGCATCTGGTTCTGGTGGAAGTGTTGTATTAAATACTGAATATGATTCAAGTGGTGGTCCATGTCTCGCACGATATATTACAAGACAGATTCAATTGGCAGATGGCTTTGATGCTGGAGATTTAAGAGTATTCTTAACCGCAAATAAACCAGTTGGTACTTCAGTTGATGTATTCTGTAAGATACTATCTGGTTCTGACGGCACTGCATTTAAGGATAGAAGATATCAAAAATTAGTAAATATTAATCCTACAGTAGCCCCATCATTAACACCATATAGTTTTATTGATTATGAATATCGTCCATCGGCAACAAGTAATTTCATTACATATACTTCAACCAATGGTGTAACATATGATACATTTGTAACTTTATCAATTAAAATTGTATTACGTTCAAGTGATCCTACGATTGTACCGAAGGTTAAAGATTTACGTGTGATTGCATTACCTGCGGAATAATTATGTTATTAAAAGTTGAAGGAACACCTTATTCTAAAGATACTAATAGTCGTGCATTATTGGCAACTAATAAGTCTTTATTAAAAGAAAATGAAGAACGAAAAAGAATGAGTAAAAGTATAACTGACAAAAATAATGAAATAAATAGATTAAAGAATCAAGTTGAAGAAATGTCATCCGATATGAAAGAAGTCAAGTCGTTGTTAAATCAACTATTAGAAAAAAGTAGATAATAAATGGCAATAACTAATATCACCAAAAATAATACGATAGATGAATGGCGAATTCAAACCAATCAGTCTGCCAATGCTTTAAACACATTAGAGACTGGAAACTATACAAAGTCAAATGGTACCTTTGCTTTTACAGGGAATTCTAAACAAGTAATTACTGCAACTGGCGTTGCATTACAAGTTGCTAATGGAGTCTTGTTTTCAACCGATCTTGAAGTTGGTAAAAGTATAACACTTGGTTCTCAATCATCACAGACTGGTAATTTAACTGTTGGTGCAAATACTTACATATATGGTAAAGGAACTGCACTCTACGTTGCCAATAATGCAATAATTAATTCAAATCTACAAGTAACTAATAATATTACAACAAGTAATATTTCAACGAATAATGATATTGCAATAGGTAAAAATGCATCTATTGTAAACAAACTAAGTATGACCGGTACAGGTAATGTAGTATTTGTCAATGTAGGTTCTGCAAGTATTAATACTGCATACTTGACCGATATGGTAACAACAAATTCAAAATCAACAAGATCAACAATCTATGATACTTTAGATGTTGTTGGTGTTACAACACACTCGTCAAATATCTATGGTACAAGTTTAAATTTAAGTGCTGTTGCTAATACACTTACATTAAATGTTAGAACAGATGGTACAGTATTTGGTAACTTAAATACAGGTAATACTGTAACTGCAAATACAACACAAACAGGCAATCTAAGAGTAACTACTGCTGCTAATGTTGATGGTACACTTAGAGTAACTGGTGGTTCTAATCTAACAAGCACACTAAGAGTAACTGGTGCATCAAATCTTGAAAGCACATTAAAAGTAACTGGTGGTGCTAACTTAGATAGTACCTTGAGAGTAACTGGAACAGCAAATCTTGACAGCACATTGAATGTTGTTGCAAATACAACATCAGGTAATTTAAATACTACTGGATTAACACATACTGGAACACTAAGAAGTACCGGTCGTGCTGATTTTGCAACTACAGTAGACACAGTTGGCAATACAACTTCTGGTAATTTAGTAACAACAGGTCTTACACATACAGGCACTTTACGTTCCACGGGTCAAGCAGATTTTGGTTCCAATATTAACATTACTGCAAACACAACTGCAGGTAATTTAGTAACAACAGGTCTTACGCATACAGGCACTTTACGGTCAACTGGTCGTGCTGATTTTGCAACTACAGTAGATGTTGTTGGAAATACAACTTCTGGTAATTTAGTAACGACAGGTTTAACTCAGAGTGGTACTTTAAGAACAACTGGTCAAGCAGATTTTGGTTCTAATGTTAATGTAACTGCAAATACTACTACAGGTAATGTAGTAACGACAGGTTTAGTTCATGTGGGTACAATAAGAACAACTGGTATTGCTAATTTAGGAAGCACGTTAAGGACAACAGGCGCTGCTAATTTAGATAGTACCTTGAGAGTTACTGGTGCTGCTAATTTAGATAGTACCTTAAAAGTAATTGGTGGTGCCAATTTAGATAGTACCTTGAGAGTAACCGATGCATCTAATTTAGATAGCACATTAAAAGTTACTGGGGCTGCTAATTTAGATAGTACCTTAAGAGTTACATCTTTTGCTAATTTAGATAGCACATTGACTGTTGCTCAACAAGCTAATTTCTTAGCTAATGTTGCAGTTACAACAAATACAACCTCTGGTAATTTTAATACAACTGGACTAGTTCACACTAATTCACTGAGAGCAACTGGTCGTGCAGATATTGTTGGTTCTTTAACTGCACAGAATGCTGATGTTGCCAGTAACATGTATGTAGGTAATACATTAACAGTGGATGGACAATTCCAATTAGCTGGTGCTGTAGTTTTTGATACTGATACTTTTGTTATCAGTGCAAATACTCCAATTACAACTGTTGGTGCTGGTTATTTTGGTGTATGGAGAGGTAATACATCAAACATTACATTAGGAAGTAATGGTAGTGCTACTGCACCTGATGCTAATGCTTATATCAGATTTGAAGGAACATCCAATACTTGGCAGATTAGAGATATCTTTAATCCAGTGCCGACAACAATGTTCTCAAAAATATTAACTGCTAATTTAATCAGTGATAGTATTACATCAACTATTAGTAGTAATATTGCATCTTCTTTAGCAGTTAAAACTGCATACGACACGGCTACATTTGCTGGTGGTTATGCCAATGCTGCATATAGACATGCCAATAGTTCTTACTTACATGCTAATAGTGCATATTTAAGTCAAAACTCTACAGGCAATTATGCTAACAATGCATATATACACGCTAATAATTCTTACATGCATGCCAATGCGGCACACATACAAGCAAACAGTGTTTATATTCATGCCAATGCTGCATATACAAGTCAAAATACAACTGGCGTATATGCTAATACTGCTCACTTACATGCTAACAGTGCATATGTAAGTCAAAACTCTACAGGTCAATATGCCAATAGTGCATACTTACATGCCAATGCAGCATATCTAAGTCAAAACTCTACAGGCAATTATGCAAATTCTGCTTATGCATTTGCAAATACTAGATACTCATCATCAGGTGGTACTGTTTCTGGTGATGTTGTGGTTACTGGTAATTTAACTGTTTCTGGTTTAACAACATATGTAAATACTACAGAGTTAAGAGTTGGTGATGCCATCATCACATTAAATGCAGATTTACCACAAGCATCTGCACCAACTGAAAATGCTGGTATTGAAGTTGAACGTGGTACATTAGATAATGCTGCAGTTATTTGGAATGAAACAACAGATAAATGGACATTTACTAATGATGGTACTATCTATAGTAATATGGGTTCTGCAGCCGCTGAATCATATTCTAACAGTGCTTATCTTCAAGCAAATAGTTCTTATAATCAAGCCAATACTGCAACAACAAATGCCGCAACTGCCGATCAAAGAGCAGTAACTTCTGGTTCATATGCTAACAGTGCTTATCTTCAAGCCAATACTGCAACAACAAATGCCGCAACTGCCGATCAAAGAGCAGTAACTTCTGGTTCATATGCTAACAGTGCATATGCAAAAGCAAATACTGCGGCATCATTATATCTTACTTCAGTAACAGGAACTGCACCTGTTGTATCATCTGGTGGTCTAACACCAGCAATTTCAATGGCAGCTGCAACTTCTGCAGTTAATGGTTACATGACAAGTACCTATGCCAGCAAATTAGATGGTATTGATTCAAGTGCTATTAATAGTGTAACAATTGCAACAACCGCACCAATAACTGGTGGTACTACTGGTAGATCATTTACATTAGCGATGCCTGCTGCAACTGCTTCAGTTAATGGTTACATGACAAGTACCTATGCCAGCAAATTAGATGGTATTGCGGCAGGTGCAACTAATGTAACTAATAATAATCAAATTAGTAATGGTAACGGATTTATATCATCTGTTGCAATCACAACAACTGCACCTTTAACTGGTGGTGGTACTGCTTCATCATTTACTTTAGCGATGGCAGCTGCAACTTCTGCAGTTAATGGTTATATGACAAGTACCTATGCAAGTAAATTAGATGGTATCGCTGCAGGTGCAACTAATGTAACTAATACAAATCAATTAACAAATGGCGCTGGTTACATTACAGGTATAACAAGTGGTAATGTTACAACTGCATTAGGATATACACCATTTAATAATGCAAGTATAAGTTCATATGCACCGTTAGCAGGATGCACATTTAGTGGACAAATAACAGTTTCAAAAACCGGTGCTGCTTTTACCACTGCTGAATCAGGACAAATTGAAGTTAATAATAATGCTAGTGGAGCAGCTTTCATTAATTTTCATAGAGTGGGAGCATATGGTGCTCATTTTGGTTTAGATACCGATAATGTGTTTAGCACAGCTGGTTGGTCAGCGGGCAGTGGCGCATATACTGCTATGCGAGTTGGTGCATTTGCGGCATATGGTGCAATCACTTCTACTGCTGATATTACCGCATACTATTCTGATGAAAGATTGAAGAAAAATATTACACCAATCTCAGATGCACTATCAAAAGTTCATCAAATAAAAGGTGTAACATATCAGGGAAATGATATTGCGGCATCTTACGGTTATGATGATAAAATAAAAGTTGGTGTTATTGCACAAGATTTAGAAAAAGTATTGCCACAAGTTGTTGTTCCTGCACCATTTGATACTGATAAAGAAGGCAACAGTATATCTGGTGAGAACTATAAAACTGTTCAGTATGAAAAGATTGTTCCATTATTAATTGAAGCAATAAAAGAATTATCAGATAAAGTTAAAGAATTAGAAGCACAGATAAATAAGTAAAAGGAAATAATTTTGGCTGCTTTTTCAGAACTTACAATAGAACAAGGTGCAACATTTAACACCACTGTTAATGTTGGAGATGATGGTGGAAATGCCATCAATCTTTATGCATATACAGCCAATTCACAGATGCGTAAATCTTATTACTCATCTACTGCATATACTATTAATTCTACAATCACAGGTACCGCAAACGGTGAGATAACACTTTCTATTACTGCGGCAAACACTGCAAACTTAAGTGCAGGTAGATATGTTTATGATTTAAAAATAACTTCAGCTAATAATATTGTATCTAGAGTTATTGAAGGAATTGCAACCGTCTTGCCATCAGTAACGAGGTAATTATGGCCATAAATGCTAAATTGTTTCAAAATACTGGCGGTGTTAATAAAGTAACAATTACATCTCCAAATAGAACATTCATTGCTGATCCTAATTTTAGATCAAGACAGACTGTTACCATAAATGATATTACAGGTTTTAATCTTACTGGTATACATGATGGTGACACTATTACATATGACTCAGTAAATCAAAGTTTTAAAGCAACTGCTATTGGATCTATTACTGGTGCTGCTGGTGTTGCAACAGAATCATATGCAAATTCCGCATTTTTAAACGCAAATTCCGCATTTGCTCGAGCAAATACCGCATACACTTTAGCGGATAATGCATATATTTTGGCAAATAATTCATATCAGATATCAATTACTGCAGGTTCTTATGCCAATAGTTCTTATGCATTAGCAAATACAGTATTTCAAAATATCAAAAATATTACAGGCGGTAATTTTTAATATTTGATTTTTATAAATAGATAGAGATTCCGGCAACAACAATAATAAAAACGAGGACAATATGTCAGATACCGTAATTCAACTAAAATTTTCAGAAAGCACAGCTTTACCGGCTTCGTTAAATGTTGCTGAGCCTGCTTATTCAAATACATCTAATAAATTATTTCTTGGTTTAGCTGGAAATCAAGTAATTGCTGTTGGTGGTAAGTATTATACAGATATTATTGATGCTGCAACTGATGCAAATACCGCATCAAAATTAGTAAAAAGAGATACTAATGGCGATTTTAGTGCAGGTATAATTACTGCAACATTGAATGGTAATGCCACAACCGCAACAACTTGGCAAAATGCAAGAAACATTGGTTTAACCGGTGATGCAACTGGTAATGTTTCAGTTAATGGTTCTGCAGACAAAGCAATTCCGATAACATTAGCATCTACTGGTGTTACCGCAGGTTCATACGGTGGTTCAACTAATGTAGCAACATTTGTTGTTGATGCCAAAGGTCGTATTACTGCCGCTGGAAATACTGCATTTACACCAAACGATGCATATGCTAGAGATACTGCCAATAGTGCCAGTAGTTATGCTAATGGTGCATTTGTTGCTGCCAATACTGCAGATCAAAAAGCAATAACTTCTGGTGCATATGCCAACAGTGCATATCTCCATGCTAATGCAGCGTATGCTTTAGCTAACAGTGCTTCTGCGGGTTCTGTAGATAGTTCTGCAAGAAGTTTTGCTAACAGCGCAAGTTCATATGCTAATAGTGCATTTCAATCTGCCAACAGTGCTAGTGTTTATGCTAATGCTGCTTTTTCTGCCGCAAATACTGCACAGTCAACAGCATCAGGAAAACTCTCATCGGTTGAAGGAGATTCAGTTCCAAAGTTAGGTGGTGATTTAGATGTTAATGGCCACGCAATTGCTGGCGGTAGTTATAGTGGAAATAGATTAACATTACCTACTGGTTTTGGTCCAACTCTTGCAGCTAATTACGAAGGTTATGTTAATTTATCTGTAAGTACCGATAACTCAACATTTAGAACATGGAGATTTGATTCTGCTAACAGTGGAAACATTGTATTCCCAGATTCAACAATTCAATTAACTGCTTTCCAAGGTTATGGTATTGACAATACGGCAAGAACAACTGCCAACAGTGCATCAAGTTATGCTAATGGTGCGTTTATTACTGCTAACAGTGCATCAAGTTATGCTAACGGTGCTTTTGTTGCCGCTAACACAGCAGATCAAAAAGCAGTAAGTGCTGGTTCATATGCCAATTCATCTTTTGTTAGTGCTAATAGTGCATCTTCATATGCTAACGGTGCATTTGTTGCTGCCAATACTGCCGATCAAAAAGCAGTAAGTGCCGGTGATTATGCAAACAGTGCATACACAAAAGCAAATACTGCCGCCGTAAATGCATTATCATCATACGGAATTGCAAATAGTTCATCTAGTTATGCAAATGGTGCATTTCAATCTGCCAACAGTGCTGGTGTTTATGCTAATGCTGCTTTTGCTGTTGCAAATACAAAGTTCAATTCTTCTGGTGGTACCATTTCTGGTGATGTAACAGTTACTGGTAACTTGATATTAAGTGGTAATACATTTACATCTAATGTAACCAACTTAAATATTACCGATTCAATGATTTTCCTTGCTGCAAACAATGATGTAAGTGATTCGGTTGATATTGGTTTTGTTGGTCACTATAAATCAGGTAGTGCAAATCTTCATACTGGTTTTGTCAGACATGCTGCAGATAGCAAATACTACTTGTTTGATAGTTATGTACCAGATCCATATACAAACGTAATTGATGTTGCTAATAGTAGAATTGCAACAATCAGTGCAAACTTAACTGGTGGTATAATTTCAGGTCTTGCTGCTGCGATTGCAGTAACCGAAGGCGGTACTGGCGCTAATACGTTTAGTGCAGGACAAATACTTGTTGGTAATGGTACGGGTAAATTAATATCACTAGCAAATACTGGTAGTGCAGGAACATATGGCTCTGCATCATATATACCTGTAGTAACCACTGATGCTTTTGGTCGTGTTTCGAGTGTAAGTAACACACAAATTGCAATAGATACATCAAGACTTATTTCTGGTACACTAGGTGTTGTTAGAGGTGGTACTGGTAATTCATCATTTGCAATCAAAGGTGTTATTGTTTCTGATACATCATCTTCAACTGGTGCGTTAAGTGCAGTAACATCATCAACTGATGGTGACTTATTACAAGTTGATGCAACTGGCGTACCATATTTTGGTAGATTGAGAACTGTCAGTGGTGGATCATTCTAAAAATATCATGAAAGGATTTTATAATGTCAGAAACTCGTTTTTTAAAGAAACACAATGATGTAACATTTGATAATTTTAATGCCGTATTGAAACAGAATTTATTGTTTCAGACTAAAATGGCATTGCAAGAAGAAGATGTAAAGATAATCACCGACTCATATGAAAAGAAAGTCGGTGACTATGAAACCATAAAACTTGAAATATCCAAATTAATAGAAGAGAAAACTGATTTAGAAAATAAATTAAATCAGAAGTTATCTTCTATTGAATTGGATTTAAACAATGAAAAAAATAAATTATTAGAAGAAAAAACCAATTTAGAAAATACTGTTAAATCTAAAGATGAACAGATTTCAAATTTAAATAATGAAAAGAATAGATTGCAAAATGAAGTTAATGGTCAATATCAGGAAAAAGCCAGATTAGAAAATGATATCAGAGTAAAGAATGATGAAATTTCTAATTTAACTAATCAAAAAAACAATCTTGAATCTGTATTAAACACTGAAAAAATCAAACTTGAGTCTAGAATAAAGGATTTGGAAGAACAACTAAATACTAAAAACGATTATATTATACAGTTAGAAAAATCAATTCCTAATATAAAGAAAAAAAAGACAACAAGTATGATGCAATCTACTGATAATATACTAACCGATGATGTAGAATTAAAAATTGAATCTCCGGGCGGTTCGTTTTAATGTCAGGACCACCAGCAATAGCAAATACAGTAATTACATTACGTTCCTCTGGAAATACAGGAAACGTCCCAACTGTAGCATCTCTTGCTAATGGCGAATTAACAATCAATTATGCTGATGGTATTCTCTATTATAAAACTGCATCCAATACTTTAGGTTCAATTACAAATACACAACCTTCTGGACTGAATAAAGAAATCCAATTTAATGATTCAGGTATTTTTGCTGGCAATTCTAGATTAACATTTAATAAATCTGATGGGTTATTAACTGCTGGTAATTTAACTTCAAATATTGCAACAGTTAATAATTATATATTGTTTGGTGATGGTTCACGTCAATACAGTGCTGCAAATACAAACAACCTTACTGTAAGTTTAATTGATACTTCGGGTAATGTAAGTAATGTTGTATCTAATGTATCTGCTCTTAGATTTGATGTTGATTCTGGTTTTAATGTAAATGCATTATCTCAAGGTATTGTTAAAGTTGGAATAAATTCTACTTTCAAATACTGGAAAGTAAACGGTACAACATACCTAACAGCGCAAGGTCTTGATACAGTTAATTTCTTACCAACTAATGGTATTACAATTACTGCAAATGGAAATGCATCTCCACAAAGTATAACATTTGATGGTTCATCCATATTTGATAAAACTAATGCTGCGTATCAAGTTGCCAATAGTGCAGGTGTTTATGCTAACGCTGCTTTTGCAGCTGCAAATACTGGCGGGTCTGCAACTGATTCATGGGCAAGAGATGCAGCTAACAGTGCAGGTAGTTATGCTAATAGTGCATACGCACAGGCAAATACAGGTAGTCCAGACTCTTGGGCAAGAAGTGCTGCAAATAGTGCATCAAGTTATGCAAATGGTGCATTTACATTTGCCAATACAGTAAATACTTATGCATATAGTGCATATTCATTTGCAAACACATCTAATAGTTATTTCTATGGTGTTAATGCACAACAGAATACAAACATAACATCTGCATCATCATATGCTAACGGTGCATTTACTGCAGCTAATACTGCAGACCAAAGATCAGTAACTTCTGGTTCATACGCCAATAGTGCATATCAAGCAGCTAATAGTGCAGGTGTTTATGCTAATGCTGCTTTTGCTGTTGCAAATACAATAGCACCAATATCAATAACTGTAGATAATTTTACAGGAAGTGGTTCTCAAACTGTATATTCATTAAGCACAACACCATCCAATATAAATTATACACTAGTCTCTGTTGGTGGTTTATTTCAACCAAAAACTACATATAGTATATCAGGATCAGTATTAACATTTACATCTGCACCTGGAAATAATGCACCTATAGAAATTTCTACTATATTTGCCGGTTCTGGAACAAACTCTGGTTCTACAGCATCTGGCAATTCTATCACACTTTCAAATACTACACTTACTGCTACTGCAAATGGATTAACACTAACTACTGGTAACTTTTCTTCATCTGGTGACAGCATTGTTAAAGATTATATATTAAGAGGAACAACAACTAATGCTACAGAAACAGAGTTGTTGATTGATGGTAATAATAGAATATCAATTTCATCAAATTCTACAATGTTTTATACTGTAGATATAGTTGGAAGAAGAACAGATGTTACAAATCAAAATGCAGCATTTCATTTAAAGGGTGTTGCAATAAATAATTCTGGAATAGCATCTGATGCTGGATCATTATATGAAATAGTTATTCATAGAGATATTGGAACTTGGTCAATAGATGCAAGAGCGAATAATACAACGGATACAGTAAACATTTACGTCACTGGTGCAGCAAGTTCAAATGTTCGTTGGGTAGCTCATGTAAAAACTGTAGAGGTATTACAATAATGACAACAAGAACGAGAAGTGTGTTAATCGATACAACAATTGGAAAAATTTTTAATAATGTTGTTAGTGTTAGTTCGGCTGATGCTTCAAAATTAATTGCTGGTTCAAAACCTTTAACTGTTAGCACATCTCAATCAGGAACAGCTAAAGTAGCATTGAATGTTGGAAATGGATTAAGATTTGCAGGTCCCGCATTATTAACAACTATTCAAGCTACAACAACATCAACACCAACAAATCAGAATATTATATTAACTTTTAAAACTGGAACGGATTATGATGTTTCTTCTACTGTTGCTACAGTTAATTTAGTACCAGGATTAAAAAATTATTACTATAATTTAGGTCAATCTAATACAGTCAGTCAATCTATATCAATTTCTGCAGGTAATTATTTATTTTGGGATATTACGCAAGTTGGTATTGGTCAACCTGGTCAAAAAATAGCAATTACTTATACATATTATTCGGGATATTAAAATGACAAATGACGAAATTAAAGAATATTTTAATGGTTGTATAATCTATACATATAGTGGAGAAATTAGTGAATTGCAATCTTTAATGCAAGAAAAATCAATAAGTTTTAACTATTTGGTTGTTAAATTTATTTTATATTTTATTACACCATCTAATGAAATTTTAAGTTTTACTGATGAAAAAATTAATGTGTTTTATACACCTGAAGGATTATAGAAATGTTTGCTAAATTAGTAATTGGTTCTTCTAATGTTTTCTCTACAGGAATAATGAGAGATATAGGAAGATTAATAACTTCAGCTACTCCAAGCACAAGTCTATTACAGGCATTCAATGTTGCTTCGTCTGTTGTATATGATGCAACACCAGCAGGATGGACTTATGTTGGTAGCAATCATGCAGCAGATCGACCAACAATTGGAGATGGTAGCACAATTGGTGATGGCGCTCAATGGAATCTTTGTTTTTCAGCACCATGCCTCTCTGGTTCTGCATTGAAGTATGCTATATTTAGTGTATATAACTACGGTCTTAATCAAGGTGTTGGTACTTATCCAAATGGATGGTGTCTTACTGGAGCAAGCAGTGCATCATCTCTAGGTGTTGTTACAAATGAAAGTGCTCGTTTGTATACTAATGGAACTATTTCCACTTCAGGACTAAATGCAAATAACACATCATTATCTTTTTCATGTGCAGCTGGTACAGTTTATTATATAATAGCAAGTGCAAGGCATTTAACAATTCTATTAGATGGAAATAGTTTAGGTGCTATATGGGAATCGTCAATGACTAATGCTCATAATTATTATGGCACAGCACCTTTCGTATCACTTACACATAGAAATATTTCTGCAATTTCTGCAATAGGAACAGCAATCACACCTACAGTATATACTGCTAGTGGTAATTGGGCTTTATTTGCTAACACATTTAATGTAACTGATCCAAATACAGGAACTAATTATGGTGTATATGATTTGGCAACAAATAATTTAACCGGGTTTCATTTAGTCCAAGCAACAACTTCTACTACACTAAGAAGCGGCACTATTGATTCGGGAGGAAATCCAAAATATGTTGTGCAACCTATATTCTATTCAATGGATAAAATAGGTTATCCAACACAGTATGTTACGGGTGTAACGCCAGTATATCTTACTAAACCTTCTATAGGAAGTACCGGTGATACTATTAGTGTCAATGGAGTAGATTATGCGTTTATTGACGTATCTACAAAATTTGGTTTAATAGTTAATGTAGCAGGTTAACAGGAAAATAATATGTATGCAAAATTAGTAACTCCATCAACCTATGTTAATCCATTGTTTTATTTAAGAGACATTGGAAGATTAATAACCAACTCTTCACCAAGCACAAGTTTGTTGAGTGGATTTTCTCAATCATCTTCTGTCATATTTGATTCAACCGCTGCAGGATGGACTTATGTTGGTAGTAATCATTCTGTAGACCGACCAACAATTGCAACATCTAGTGAAACTACTGCACCCGATGGAACATCATGGAACTTTTGTTTTTCAGCACCATGTCTTTCTGGTTCAGCATTAAAATATATTACATTAAATCCATATAATTATTCTAGTAATACATCGTTTAATGCAGGTTTTACCGTTACTGCCGGTTCAAATGCATCATCAGTAGGAGTTGTTACGGGTGAAACGCCTAGATTATATATTAATTCTACTGCTGCAAACATAGCTACTAGAGATACTTACGGTTTAACTTCAAGTTTTGGTTCTACTAGTCAAACTTATTATCTTATTGCCAATCAAAGACATTGCACATTAATTTGTGAAAATGTGGGAATGGTTGGATTGTGGGAATCGTCAATGACTAATGCTCACACATTTTATGGTACTGCACCATTTGTAATGTATAATCATTATGCAGGAACATCAGCAAGTGCTTTAACTACATATACAACTTCTGGAGCAACATTATACTCAACTGCTTCCACAGCAGTCACTTGGGGTATAGCTGCTTTTACTAGTAATGTAACTAATCCAAATGGTGGAACTAATTATCCAATATATGATATAGGTACAAACACAGCAGCAACATTAACTATTGCTCAAACGGGAACTGGTCGTAGAACAAATACAATTGATGCATCAGGTAATCCAAAATATGTTGTATCACCAGTATTTTATAGTATGCAGCAAATAGGATATCCAACACAATATGTTACAGGTGTTGTTCCAATTTATTGGACAACTGGTGGTATGGGAACAACTGGAGACACGGTTAGTCTTAATGATAATACATACACATTCTTTAATGTCTGCACCAAGTATGGTGTAATTATACAAACGAACGCTACATAATATGGCTACTTTAACTTACAATATATGTTCTGAAGTTATAACATTTGAGGGTTCATATGCCAATTTAATATCAAGTTTAAATGATATTGGTGCAGTAAAAATATTATATATTGAATCTGATCCAAGCACTGATCCAACAATTTTAACACCTAGTGATACATATAATAATTATTCTACAGGATAAAAGTAATAGGAGAAAAAAATATGAGTCATTTTGCAAAAGTGGAAGGTGGTATTGTTACTCAAGTAATAGTAGTAGAACAAGATGTAATTGATACCGGTTTATTTGGTAATCCTTCATTATGGATTCAAACATCCTATAACACAAGAGGTGGAATACACTATGATCCAATCACAAATGAACCTGATGATAAACCTGCTATGCGTGGTAACTATGCAGGCATTGGTTACATTTATGATAGTGAATTGGATGTATTTTATCCACCAAAACCATTTGCTAGTTGGACATTAAATTCAACTACATTCTTATGGGAATCACCAATACCTTATCCAACAGATGGTAAATTATATGATTGGGATGAAGAAACTATTAACTGGAAACTTCTAGAAATTACAACATAATAATGAGAGACTATAAATGATAATTAGAGGTGGAACAACTATTAGAGGTAATTTTAATTTTTATGAACCTCCACCAGTTACCGCTATACTTAATATGGAATATCTTGCAGTAGGGGGCGGTGCATCAGGAGCTACTGGTTCTTCATCTTCTGAGAGTGGTGGTGGCGGTGGTGCTGGTGGTTACTTAACATCAACAATTTCTTCAGTTTCATATGGTAATACTTTTACAATAACAGTAGGTGCTGGTGGTGCTGCAATAGCTAGTGGCACTAATAAACAAGGAAATAACGGATCAAATACTTCTATCAGTGGTTCTGGAATTTCTGTATTATCGTATGGTGGAGGTGGAGGAGGTGCACCATCACGAACTCCAGGCACTTCTGGCGGCTCTGGTGGTGGCGGCGCTAGTGGATTAACTAGTGGCACAACTGGAGCTGTGGGCGGAAAAGGAGTGTATTCAGGATCAACATATATTGATGAAGCAACAAGACAAGGTTATGATGGCGGTAATGGTACATATGTTAGTGGCAACTTTGGTGGTAGTGGCGGTGGTGGTGGTGCTGGCGGTGTGGGAGCTAATTATACTGGTGGTGCGGGCCCAGTTTCTGGCGGTGCTGGAATTTCAAATAGTATCACCGGATCTAGTATTACTTATTCTAGTGGAGGACCTGGTGTTAGATACAACGGTTGGTTTGGAGCAGCCGGTTCGAGTGGAACAGCAAATACTGGTAGCGGAGGAAGTGGTGCTGCAAACGGTGAAGGTGCTGGCGGTGGCGGTTCAGGTGTAGTAGTATTAAAATATCCAGATTATTATAACGCAGCATCAGCAAATACAGGATCACCAACAGTCACAGTTACTGGTGGTTTTAGAATATACAAATTTACATCTTCTGGTTCAATAACATTTTAAGAGAGAATGATAAATGTTAATTAATGGTGGAGGAATAATTACTGGCGGACTTGCTTATTCACCCGTTGTAATTCCTGCAGTTACATATCTTGTTGTTGCGGGTGGTGGTGGCGGTGGTTCAAAACGTGGTGGCGGTGGCGGTGCAGGTGGTTTTCTTACGGGATCATTTAGTGCTGTTAATGCAACATATACAATTACTGTAGGTTCTGGTGGAACAGGTGCAACTTCAGGTGCTAATAATGCAGTGAGTGGTAACAATAGTAGTATAGTTGGTTCTTCTACTTCAATTATATCTATTGGTGGTGGTAAAGGCGGTGGATATATTAGTTCTTCACTAGCTGCTGGTCTTCCTGGTGGTTCTGGAGGTGGTGGCGGTGTTGGTGAAGCTAATGCGGGAACAGCGCCAGGTGGTTTAGGAACAGCAGGACAAGGAAATAATGGCGGTAGTTCAAGCGGAGCAGGAGGTTTTCTTGGTGGTGCTGGCGGCGGTGGCGCAGGTGCAGTG